GGTGGTAAGGGAGGAAGTGCGTCATTAACTATATCTGCAAATTCTGGAATTTATGGTGGCGGTGGGTCTGGTAATATCGTATCTACCGCTGGCAGTACAGGGGCTGGTAGTGCTGGCTCACAAGGTGTCATCTTTATTGTTTATACGCCAAGCGGTGCGCCAGTATCAAACAGTAACTTTTTCTTAATGTTTGGATAAAATATGAACGATGGCTGGGAAGGACTGCAAGAGATATCTCTAGACATTAGGGACTCAATGCAAGCTGTAGAAGATTTGAATAAGCTATGCCTCAGAGTATTTGGTACTGAGGATGGCAAAAAACTTATGGGATGGCTACGTGCCTCCATACTAGAGCAACCAGTCGCCACGCCTGGTAGCGACTCTAGCTTTGCTTACTACCGAGAAGGGCAGAATAGCATTGTTAGAGACCTTGAAGCGCGGCTAATTAAAGCTAGGAAAATGTAAAAATGAATGACGAAGCGAACCAACCCGCAGCAGATAGCGGCCTATTGGATTCAGCAACAGTTGATGACAGTAATGCCGCAGAGCAGCAAAACCCAAATAGCACAGCAATAAGCCATTTGGCGCCACAGGAAGATGATTCTCCCCTAGAAAGACCCGATTGGTGGCCAGAGAACTTTTGGAAAAAAGACACTACTGAGCCAGACTTAGAGGGCATTGCCAAGTCATGGTCTGACCTGCGTAAGCAGATTAGCCAGGGCAAGCACAAAGCCCCAGCAGATGGGAAGTACGATACCGCAGCCTTTGGCGATGTTCCAGAAAATGACCCTGTAAAAAGTCATGTATTAAGCTGGGCTAAAGAGTATGGCGTATCACAGGCCGCACTAGATACCCTAGTCGGTGAAGTCGTTAAAATGGGTGGCGATCAGGTCGAGCAAGGCCAGCGCACCATTGAGCAAGAGCGCGCAGCTCTAGGCCCTAATGCCGATGTGGTAATTAAAGGCATGACAGACTGGGCGCGTGGGCTAGTAAACAAAGGCATCTGGGGTAAAGATGACTTTGAGGAATTTAAGTATATGGGCGGTACAGCCAAAGGCCTAAAGGCTTTAGCTAAAGTACGAGAGGCTTACGAGGGTACTCGGATTCCTACCCAGTCCATGCCAGTTGAAGGAGCCCCATCTAAGGATGAGCTTTATCAGATGGTAGCGGATCCTAAGTACAAGTCAGACCCAGCATACCGAGCCAAGGTAGAGAAGATGTTTAACTCGACTTTCGGTCAATAGATCCTTCACGGGAGTGGCTTGCCCCGGCGCAGTACGGCCGGGGTTTTTTTACGTCTAAAAAATATTTTAATAAAGTGTTGCGTTTAAGTGACACTTCTGCTAGAAACTCCATAAGGCATATCATTTAATTGACCCTTAATGCAGATATCTCTGCCGACTGGCTAGCGTAACTAGCAAGCATACGGCCCTGCGAAACAGGCTAACCGAAGCAATAAACCTTAATTTTTTGTTTACCTATCTAGGAGAAGTTCAAATGAGCATTTCATTATCTAATGCCTTTGTAACTCTATTTGATGCTGAGGTAAAACAGGCCTACCAGGGCAAGGCTATGCTGGTTGGTGCTGTACGTCAGCGTCGTGGAGTAGAAGGCTCTACCGTTAAGTTCCCCAAAGTTGGTCGTGGCGTAGCAACACCACGCATTACACAGACCGATGTAACCCCATTAAACGTAGGCTTTTCCAATGTAACTTGCACATTGCAAGACTGGAACGCTGCTGAATATAGCGATATCTTCAGCCAAGCCAAAGTAAACTTTGATGAGCGTCAAGAGCTCGTACAAGTATTGGGCAACGCTATTGGCCGCCGTCAAGACCAGTTAATTCTGGATGCATTGACAGCTGCTAGCGGCACAGGCACAGTTAGCAACGATATCGGCGGTAGCGATACCAACCTTAACGTAGCTAAACTACGCGAAGCAAAGCGCTTGCTTGACAAGAATAACGTACCGCCAGAAGGCCGTAACATTATTCTCCACGCATCAGGCTTGGCATCGTTGTTGTCTGAGACAGCTGTAACCAGCTCTGACTTCAATACTGTTAAGGCTTTGGTAAGCGGCGAGATCAATACTTTCTTAGGCTTTACTTTCCATGTATTAGGCGACCGTACTGAAGGCGGCCTAATTATTGATGGTAGCTTGGATCGTACTTGCTTTGCTTTCCACAAGGACGCAATCGGCTACGCTGAAGGTATCGCTCCTCGCACCGAAGTAAATTACATTCCAGAAAAGACATCGTTCTTAGTGAACTCTGTATTTTCTGCGGGTGCTATTGCCATCGATGCTGAGGGTATCATTAAGATTACCGCTCGCGAAACAGCATAAAGGAGACTGAAAAATGGCTTATAGCTCAACTGGTTTTTCAACCATCGCTGCATCCAAAGCTGGTAATGCTCCAGCAATGTATGCTTATAAATCGACTGACGCGATTGCTGATGTCAATACGTCTGGTTATTTCAATGAATTGTCGTCCATCCTCAGCGTTGGCGATCTGATTTATTGCGTAACCTCAACAGGCACTACCGCTGTTGCTACTTTGGTTTATGTTCTTTCTAACGCCTCTGGCGTTGTTGACGTAAATGACGGTACAACTTTGGCTAACACAGATACAGATTAATCGTATTTGGCATTAAAATGGGCCATTACTGGGGATACTCGGTGGTGGCCCATTATTACATTGGAGACTTAAATGGCAGCTGGTGATACCGCTCTCTCGATCTGTTCTGATGCTTTGTTGATGCTCGGCGCTAAGCCGATTTCGTCTTTTGACGAAGGCACAGATGAGGCGTCTGTTGCCAACCGTTTATACCCAGATATCAAGGATCAGGCCATACTTATGTATCCCTGGTCTTTTAGCTATAAAAAGGTCTCTATAGCGCGTTTGATTACTACGCCTATCAATGAGTACCGCTACGAGTATCAGCTCCCAGGCGACCGTTTAACGAGCCCTAGAGCTGTCTATGATACTAGTGCTACTAATATCCCTCCACGCAAAGAATACCGCATCATTGGCGACAAGCTGCTAGCGGATTATGAAGAGGTTTATATTGACTATCAGTACTCTGTAGCTGAGTTTGAAATGCCTAGCTATTTCGTGCAGCTGCTCAAGTATATGATGACTTGGCACCTTGCTTTGCCTATTACCGACCAAACAGATAAGAGCCAGTATTGGCAATCTGTAGCTACAGGCTCTCCAGCAGAGAATGGCCGCGGCGGCTATCTGCGTCAGGCCATGAATATTGATGGCGCTGGCAATCCTACTAACGCTATAAATGACTTCTCACTTATTAGCGTGAGGTATTAATGAGTCGCTTTGTAAGCATACAAACGAACTTCTCTACGGGTGAGCTTGATCCATTGCTCCGCGCCCGTGTAGATTTAACTGCATACACCAACGCATTAGAGAAGGCTACCAATGTAGTGTGCCAGCCACAAGGCGGTATTCGCCGTAGGCCTGGCTCTCGTTACATTACAGCCCTAGCCAACTCTGGGGCTGAGTCTGCCGCTAACGGTGTGCGCTTAGTTGAGTTTGAGTTTTCTACATCTGACAGCTATATGCTGTGCTTTACGCATAATCGGATGTACATATTTAAGAATAAAGTTTTAATTACAAACATTAACGGTACGGGTAATCCCTACCTTAGCACCTCTGGAGTAGGCCTAACTGGGGCTACTTTAACTAATATCGTATGGACTCAATCGGCTGATACGTTGATTGTGGTACATCCTGATATTGCGCCAATAGAGATTGTTCGCGGAGCTAGTGATTCTCTTTGGACTGCTAGTGCAATTACCTTTGACTCTATTCCTAAGTATGCTTTTACGGTAGCCGTTACTAACCCTGCCGGAACTCTGACACCATCTGCTGTATCCGGCAAGGTGACTTTGACTGCATCCTCTAGCGTGTTTGTTGCTGGATCTGTAGGCCAATACGTCAATGCCCAGCCCCAAGGCCGCGCTAAGATTGTGCGCTATAACTCAGGTACCTCAGTAGATGCGATTACTGAATTTCCTTTTTTTAATACCTCTGCTATCGCGAATGGACAATGGGATTATGAATCTGGTTACGAAGATGTATGGTCTGCTGGAAAGGGTTACCCTCGCTCTGTTACTTTCCATGAAGGTCGCTTATACTTTGGTGGCTCTAAGTCTCGCCCTAGCACTATATGGGGTTCTAAGGTTGGCCTCTTTTTTGATTTTGAGGCTACTGAAGGTTTAGATGATGACGCGGTAGAGGCTACCCTAGACACCAATACATTTAACGCCATTGTCGATATTATCTCTGGCCGCGACTTGCAGGTGTTTACAACTGGCGGTGAGTTCTATGTACCGCAATCAGGCTTGGAACCAATCACCCCTACCAACTTCTTTGTTAAGACCGCTAGTCGTAACGGCACCCAGCAAGGTGTACGGGTACAGCAGCTAGAGTCAGGCACTCTATTTATCCAGCGCCAGGGCAAATCGCTTAATGAGTTTGCGTATACGGATACTCAGGCTACCTATGTTACTCAAAAAATATCATTGCTTGCTGGCCATCTGCTAAAGGGGCCAAGTCGATTGGCTTTGCGTAGGTCTGTAGCTACAGACGAGAATGACTTACTGTTGATGACTAACTCTAACGATGGAACGATGGCTGTGTTTTCATTGTTGCGCGCACAGAATGTCATTGCCCCGTCTGAGTTCATTACAGTAGATGGTGGATACATTGATGTCAGCGTAGATATATCTACGATATATACCGTTGTGCGCCGCAATGTAAATGGCGCAAACCAATATTACGTAGAGGTCTTTGATAACGACTTACTAACAGACTCAGCCAAGACTGGTACGGGCGTAGTAAGCACAGTAACGATGGCACACCTAGCGACTGAGACCGTCAATATCCTTGAGGATGGGTCAGTACAGGCTAATCAAGTGGTGCCTGGTGGCGGTACTGTAACCCTGCCTAGAGCTACGGCATCATCCTACGAGATCGGCCTGCCTATTGCGGTTGAGGCTCGCACGATGCCAGTTGATTTAAAACTGCAAACAGGTACGCGCCTTGGCTTTAAGAAGCGCATTGTTGAAGTAAATGCCCTTGTTGCGAATACGCAACACATGAAGATTAACGGTACGCAGATCCCATTCCGCGCTTTTGGTGATATCTTAGATGAGCCAGTCGCAGAGTTTACAGGCACCAAAACTTTACATGGAATTTTAGGTTACTCGCAAGAGGCTAAAATTACGATATCTCAGGACATACCTTTAAAGATGACTTTATTGGGTATGGAGTACAAAGTAGCTACACATCAGGGGACATAGACATGGCAGCTTTGGCAGGCGGTCTTGCCGTTTTATCGGCCTACGGGTCTATTAAACAGGGTCAAGATAAGCAAAAATACTATAACCAAATGGCAGCACAAACTCGCGTTGAGACTGAGCGCGCAGCAATTAAGTATGAGTTCCAAGCTAATCAAATATTGCAACGCACCAATGCAGCCAATGCAGCTGTTATTGCCCGTGGTTTTGCTGGCGGTGTACAGGCATTTGAGGGTTCTGCTGGGCTGATACAGTCAATCAACAACACAAGAGGCGGTAAAGAGTTTGTGTTTGCTTTAGCAGGCGCAGAAGGACAGCGCCGTAATGGATTGATCCAGGCTAGTTTATATGAAGATGCTGGCTCTACGGCGCTACGCACAGGTTACTTTGATGCCGCTGGTAAGTTAGGTATGGCTGCTGCAAGTGCAAGTTCATTAGGTGGGGCTCCATCTACACCGGCTCCAGTTATTGACAAGAGCACTCCTTACTCTATGTCCTAAAGGTTAATTATGGCAACTCTCCCACTTTACCAACCAACAGGCTATCTACCTGCGGATATCCCACGTTTAGATCGTGCGGATGTAAAAGAAACTCAAGCTCAATTAACCACGATTACCTCTAGCTTAGACCGTATGTCTCAGTTTGCATTTAAAAAAGCTGAGGAGCAGGCAGAGCGTGAAGGCTTGCAATACGGCGCAGAGAACCAGCCAAGCGCAGAGCAGGTTATGGCTGCGGTTCAAGGTGGCAAAAGCCCACAGGAATTGTTTGCGGAGCCTGGCACTACCTTTGGCAATGCCGCTCGTAAAGTACAGGCTGGCCAGCTGCGTAATGAATTAGAGGTGAAAGTACGTAACGAGTTTTCACGCCTTAGCGGAATGATTGACTCTGGCTCGTTTAATCTAAAAGATGTACAGTCTGAAATTAAAGCGATTACAGATGGATATGGCAGAGCTATCTCCAGCATATCACCAGAGGAAGGCCTGCGCTTTAGGGCATCCGCTGGTAGCGCTGGAGCGCCTGTATACGCCAAGGCAGCAGACCGAGCCTATAAGATTTATGGCGAAGGCGTCAAGGCCAACGCAGATGATTTAATCTCGCAGACACCTACTATCATTGCTGATCTGATGCGGGTAGAAAAGGATCCAATCCTACTAGCCGAGCGTATCCTAGTTGAGCGCCAGCGTGTATTTGATATTGCAGCGCAAACAAACGATCCTCAGTTTTTTGCTGAGAAACGGGCAGACTTTGACCGCGCATTGATGGGCGCGATTGTGGATTACACAGCTACCCCAGACTTTGCTAAGAATCCTGTAGAGGGATTACGCAAGATGCAAGCTGGTGACTTTGGCCAGCTAGACCGCGTAATGACCCGCGTTAATAAAGACAAACTAATCAAGATGTACGTAGACCGTAACGGTGAAGTAGCTACCGCATGGAAACGCACAAGCGAATTAAATGCATCTGTTAATGCAGACGAGATGAACGCTATTCAAGATCAGTTTTACGCTGGTCGGATTAGCGGCCAGCAAGTGCTGAATCAGGCTAGAGCCCTTGGCATTACTCTGCCAGATGAGCAGCGTAAAGCGCTGATTGCAGGCGAAGGCCCTGGAGCTAACGCAATGATGTACGGCCAGTTTGAATCCTTAGCAGATCGTCAAGTGGTAGGCGAGTCTTATTTTGACAATCTAGCAAATAGCAAAGTAATCACTTGGAAACAGGCTAACGACCTCAAGAAGATTGTGCGTAACGATAATCCTGAGATGACTCGGGCGCGTGAGTTTATTCGCAATTCTTTAGGCGTGCCGGATATGATGGCTCCTGGCTTTGGTCAAGAAAAGAAAACCGTAGCAGACCTAACCACTCAACTGCAAACCCTTCAGCAGCAGGCTCGCGCAAACGGTGAGGCATTTAATCCTTTTGAGGCTGCTCAAGTATTAGTTAAAGGTGAGGCTGCTCAGTTAGTTGTTAAGCAAAACGAAAATAAACAGCAACGTCTTGAGAAAAGGTTTACAGATAAAAAGATAGTATACGAACGCAGTAGGACTTACACCATAGAAGATTTAAAGCTCTTAGGCTTTAATGACGTAGAGGCCGCAGCAATCAAGAGAATACAAGACGGGAAATAAGATGCTAGAAGAATTGTATATGCGGGACTTAGCCAATGCCATGCGGATGCCAGAGGAAGTGCTGCCATCTGGCAGGGTAACGGTATCTGCGCCACAGGCTGAAACAGCTCCTAAGCCAGAGGCGGCACCAAGGCAGCCAGAGATGGGTACGATTACTGGCATTCCACAGACTGCGTTTGAGAAAGCGCTAGAAACATCCGGCATTAAGTTGAGCGAGCTCGGCGA